GTTATGGTTTCTTACATGTTGGTATGTGGGCTTTCGACGCAGCAAGCAAAATGATTACACGTATCGCAGAGAATAATTGGTTTTTACCAAGAGGAATAAACGCAACAAGTTATCAGCCATAGGAGGACGTAAATGGACAGTATATTAGAAGCTTTAAAACAAATAGACGCATCAAACACAACATATGAAGAATGGATTCAAATAGGCATGGCACTCAAAGCCGAAGGATATGACTGTTCAGTATGGGATGACTGGAGCAAGAATGATAGCCGTTATAAAGACGGTGAATGCGATAGAAAATGGGGAACTTTCAAAGGTTCCTCTATTCCCATATCAGGTGGAACGATTATCAAGATGGCAAAAGATACAGGATGGGAACCATTCGTAGGAGTAATGGATTGGGACGACACGATTGAATACGATGGTGATGGACTGATTTATGATCCATCAAATGACATGACACCTACTGAACAACTCATAAAATATTTAGATACACTTTTTTATGATGATGAATATGTAGGATATGTAACAAATGATGTATGGCAAAACAGTGATGGTAAATGGATACCTAAAAAAGGACAGTACGATCGAACAGCTGGTGAACTTATTAGTTTACTAGAACGACATCCAGATGACATAGGTGCAGTACTTGGTGATTCCAAAGAAGAATGTGGCGCATGGATCAGATTTAATCCAGTTGATGGTGTCGGTGTCAAGAATGAAAACATTGTACGATTTACCCATGCACTAGTAGAATCTGATGATATGCCGATATCCGAACAAGATGCCATTTATCGTAAGTATGAATTACCTATTGCTTGCTTAGTTCACAGTGGAAGTAGAAGTTTACATGCCATAGTCAAAGTCGATGCTAAAGATTCAGAAGAATATCGTAAGAGAGTCGATTTCCTGTATGATTTCTTAAACAAGAACGGACTTAAAGTGGATAAGGCCAACAGAAACCCTTCAAGATTGTCACGTTTACCTGGTGTTATTAGAAACGGTATCATGCAAACATTAGTAGATACGAACATAGGTAGAAGTAACTGGAATGAATGGTTAGACTTTGTTGAGGGTAATACTGATGAATTGCCTAGAGAAAAGACTAGCGGTGAAATTAGAACAAAAAAGGAATTTTTAAATCCCGAACTGATAGAAGGAGTTGTTCGTATTGGCCATAAAATGCTTATATCAGGCTCTTCAAAAGCTGGAAAAAGTTTCCTATTACTTGAACTTGCTATATCCCTAGCTGAAGGTCGAAAATGGTTAGGTTTTCAATGTAGAAAGACAAGAGTGTTCTATGTGAACCTAGAAATTGATGAAAAGAGTTGTGGTAATCGAATCGATGAAATACATCTTGCACTCGGTGTAGAACCTAAATATGAGCAGGATTTTGTGGTTTGGAGTCTTAGGGGTAGTTCTATGCCTCTTGATAAATTAGCACCAAAAATCATTAGAAAAGTCGCAAACAAAGGATATGAAGCAATCATCATTGATCCAATTTATAAAGTCATTACAGGTGACGAAAACAATGCCACTCAAATGTCGAGCTTTACTTCGCTATTCGATAAAATAGGCAAAGAAACTGGTTGTACAATCATTTACAGTCATCATCATTCCAAAGGAGCACAAGGTTATAAGAGAGCGATGGATAGGGCTTCTGGTTCTGGTGTTTTTGCACGGGATCCTGATGCACAACTAGATATGATTCAACTTGAAACCGATGAAGATTTCATGCTTCAAAACGCAGATAATCCACATTCTACAGCGTGGAGATTAGAAAGTAGTTTACGTGAGTTTCCTAATTTTAAACCAGTAAACTTTTGGTTTGAGTATCCGATACACAGAGTAGATGATACGGGTGTTCTTCAAAAGATATATGCTAGCGGAGATCCGAAGTCCAATCTAGAAAAAAGTGGAAAAAGAAAGCAAACACCAGAGTCTAGAAGAGATGATTTTGACACTGCATTTGATATTTGCATTGCAGATAAAGAGTTTTGTACTTCAAGTGAGCTAGCAGAATATTTAGGTGTTGGTGTCCGAACTATTCAAAAAAGAGTGGTTGAGTTCAGTGATGATTATCTTATCGCGAAGGGAAATGTGTATAGAAAAGAATCTATGCATAAAACGAAAAAAGGGTAAATATTTCATATATTCGTATAATGAAGAAAAAAGGAATATTACCCTATATTCGTCGAGTGACGAAAGGCCTTATATATAAATGTCGCTTCGCAACACGCTGACGCATGTTTGTAGGATAGGGCTTGTGAGCCTGCCCTATCCCAAACAAATGCATCATCGTCAGCACTTGCCTATCTTCATCTAAAAATTCTAAAAAATTCTGAAAAAGGAGGAAACTATGAAAATATTTCTACTACTAGATCCACCTACAATTACTGCTCAACAAAATAAAGTAACACTGGTGAACAACAAACCAGTTTTCTATAAACCTGAAAAATTAAAGAAAGCAAGACGAACAATTATCAAACATCTCAAACCATTCAAACCGAAGGAACCAATGCAAGGTCCAATCAGGCTTGATGTGATTTGGAGATTTCCTAGAGGTAAGAGACATAAACATCGGGAGTGGAGAGTAACAAGACCAGATACTGATAATTTGGAAAAGATGCTGAAAGATTGCATGACGGAAGTTGGATTCTGGAATGATGATGCACAAGTCGTTGTTGAGCATGTGGAGAAGTTATGGTCCGATGATCCAACTGGGATATCAATCGAAATAAATGTATTAAGTAAACTGAAGGAGGAGCTATGAACGATGTGAAAGAGTACCTAAGCCGATATCATAATACAAAAGTGAAGATTCAAAAACTACAAGCTTTAGTGGATGAATATATTCGTTTGGCTAATGAGATACCAGGAATTAAATTTGATGCAATTCGAGTTGATGGTGGTAAGAATCTAAAAGCTCCATTCGAGAAGTGGATACTTAAGACTCTCGATTACGAACTCGAGATCAAAGAAATGAAACGATTGTTGCCCTGTTACAAGAAAGAAGTACTTCAAGCCATAGAGCAAATTGAAGACAAAGATTACCGATTGATATTAGTTCATAGGTATATTGATTGGCTAAGCTGGAGACAAATTGCTGATAGAATGTTCTTTTCATCAGCTACAATAAGAAGATGGCATGACAAAGCATTACTGCAGATTGAACTACCTTAACAAGAACTAAAGGAGTTTGTAGCTACTCCTTAGTTTCGATTTGTTTCTTGATTTGGTTAATCTTCTGAATAACGAATGTTACGATACTTTTTACATGTTGGTGATCTACTCTAAGTAATAATTCTTCACCTTCAGTAATAGTAGTCGATTCATTATCAATTTTCACATGATAACCTTTAATGTTGAATTCCACAATTGTTTCATTCATACTATCAACTCCTCTCATAACAGTATGTGTAAAATCTGCGAGGGTAAAATGACAAGGTTGAGCAAGGTTGATATATTGTGAAACTGTCAAGGGTGTGATAGTATTATAATGAGCAAAGGTGGAAACAAAATGGAATACTGGCTTAACAACCAGCCTAGAAACGATTAAGAATTCAGTTAAATGGGTTCTTTTTTGTTTTTGCAGAGATACTTGTAGTATTCCAACTGGTATATAATTACAATTTTTTGATACAGTTGGAGTGATTTTTTATGAAAGGAAAGATGCTTGACACGTATGAGCGTTGGGAGAAATCTGGACATTTAGAGAACAAATTAAAAGCAATAGCGGAGATGGTATCTAAAAGAGCGACTCAAAAACAGGTCGCTGAATATTTGGGTATCACAGAAAAGACAGTCATCAAATTACGTAAAGCACATAAACGATTAGACGATGCATTTCAATTTGGTGATGAAGAACTCAAATTAAAATTAGTTGATGCAATCTATCAACGAGCAATAGGTTTTGAATATGAAGAAACACAGACCGTAATTGAGGAAACAAAAACAGGTACGAAAAAACGCATCACAAAATACAAGAAACAATCGCTGCCTGATATTCAAGCCATTAAGTATTTGTTGATTACGAAGTTTGGTATTGAATACAACGAAAAGAAAGTAGAAATAGAACTAATGGAGAAACGCCTAGAAAAAGGTGAGGAGGTTTGGACGAATGAATATAGTGATGAAATCAGTATCAACACTCCAAGAGTACGAAAACAATCCAAGAAACAACGATGAGGCAATCAAGGCGGTTGCTAATTCAATCAGAGAGTTCGGATTTAAAGTTCCGATTGTCATTACAAGTGATAACGTCATTATTGCTGGACACACCCGATTAAAAGCCTCTGTATCGCTTGGTTTAGAAGAAGTGCCATGTATTATCGCAGATGACCTAAACGAGGAACAAATCAAAGCATTTCGCTTAGCAGATAACAAAACAGCTGAGCTTGCTTCGTGGGATTTATCAAAACTCGAGAGTGAACTGGCAGATATCAATATGGATATGC